ACACAAACGAAATCCCTCTCAGTGAGCTTAGCTTTTATCTCAGGCATGATCTGCTCACTACTCGTGAGTTGTTCCTTGCAACGAAGCGAGACTTCAGTAAGCCAGAGTCCTCTTCCCTTGATAGAGTCAAAGCTCAAACCTTTGAAACCTGTAAGACCCTCACCAGAATGTACATGTCTGGATTCAGGGTGGATAGTACCGCCCTCCAATCTGTCCGAATAGAGTTTGAAAATGAGAAAGCACAAATCGAAGAGCGCCTCCAAAAGAAAGTCAGGGAACTTATGGGCGACACCCCTATCAATCTCAATAGCCCAGAGCAAATGTCGCAAGTCGTCTTCAGTGTCGCTATTAACAATAAGAAAGAATGGGCGGCTCTCTTCGACTACGTTGAAACACCTCAAGAGTTTAAAGAGGCGGTTAAGGCTAACTCGACTACGCTCTTCCGTACCAAGGCTTTCACCTGCCCGACATGCAATGGGGAAGGCAAGACGTACAAAGTAAAGAAGGATGGTACACGCTACGCCAGACCTAACAAGTGCAAGGACTGCGATGCACGTGGGTATCAACTAAAGAAGACTAACAAGGTAGCAGGACTATGCTTCGCTGCACCTAGTAAGAAATGGATAAGTGCAAATGGATTCAGCACAAGCAAAGACAACTTGGACACGCTTATCTCCACTGCTAAGAGCAACGGGATGGACACTGCTGTGGAGTTTCTTTCTGATCTTAAAAGGCTTTCTGCTGTTTCTGTGTATCTTAGCAGTTTCGTTGATGGCATTAGTGTTTATACAAAGTCAACCACAGGGATGCTACACGTGGGACTCACTCAGCACATCACCAGTACAGGTAGATTTTCTGGACGAAATCCCAACATGCAAAACATGCCAAGAGGAGGAACCTTCCCAGTGAAACGTGTGTTTGTATCACGTTGGGATGGCGGTAAGATTATGGAAGCCGACTTTGCACAGCTAGAGTTTCGCACTGCTGCGTTCCTTGCACAAGATGATACAGCTATGGAAGAGATTGCTACAGGGTTTGATGTACACAGTTACACAGCCAAGGTTATCTCTGATGCAGGTGAACCTACGTCACGCCAGGAAGCCAAGGCCCACACCTTTGCGCCTCTCTTCGGTGCTACTGGATACGGCAGATCAAAAGCTGTCGCTGCATACTACGAACACTTCACTGAGAAGTACAAAGGCGTATCCAAGTGGCACAAGAAGTTAGCCGATGAAGCTGTACGGTTTCAGAAGATCACCAATGTATCAGGTAGACAATATGCATTCCCTGATGTGACACGTCGAGGCAATGGCAGTGTGTCGCACTTCACCATGATCAAGAATTATCCTGTACAAGGTTTCGCTACAGGGGATGTTGTACCTGTGGTGTTGAACGAGATGTATCGTAGGCTTAAGCCATTGCAATCATGTCTAGTTAACTCTGTGCATGACTCAGTGGTGATAGACGTACACCCTGATGAAGAGCAACAGGTTATACAGATTGTGTATGACTTAAACGATGGACTGAATGAACTGGTAGAGGAGGCGTATGGTGTAACAATGAATGTGCCGCTATTATTAGAGGCAAAGATAGGCCCAAATTGGCTTGACAATAAAGATGTGTAAGGTATAACTAACCATCTTTGACTTTGAAGGAATATAGATATGAGTACAGAACTAACAATCGCAAACGATCTTGGCATGTCACTTGCTGAGGCTATCGGAGTATCAACATCTGGTGGAGAGACACGCAGTGCATCACTACCACGTGTAGCTCTAATGCACAACGGTATCATGGGTACTATTGAGGTAAACGGTAAGTCAGTTAAGACTGAGGTAGTACCTTCAGGTGCATACAAGATCACATTAGGTGAAGACAAAGTAGTATACAGTGTGAACCCTACGATCCGCATCTTTGCTGTACGTCAGCAGTGGACTAAGTGGGACTCTGAGTCTGAGGTCATGATGAAAACGGTCATGAGTACTGACCTAAAAGGGGACTTGAAAGATAACATGGGTGGCTTTAACCTAGGGCGTCCGTCAGGTTACATCGAAGACTTCAATGCTCTACCTGAGAAGACCAAGGGTTTGATCCGTAGCATCAAGCGTAAGAAGATTGTCTTCGGTATGATCTCAGCTAACGATGTGATTGACGAAGGCGGTAACGAGATGGACAGTATCTCTGACACACCCTTTGTGTTTGAGGTATCACCGTCTAGCATCAAGTCGTTGGACAATGCGATGGGTACGCTGTCACGTAAGAACATCTTGCCTATCCAGTACACGTTCAACCTATCTGCAGAAGAAGACAAGCTACCAAACGGCAGCAGCTTCTCACGCATTGTGTTTAATGCAGGTGATAAGGTAGAGTTACAGCAAGATGATCAGGAAACCCTGAACAACTTCTTGGAGTACATCAACTACAGTAACGGTAAGATTCTCACACAGTGGGAAGAGAAGAACGAAGAAGGTATCTCGTCTGAGGATGCAGATATTGTAGCTGAGTTTGTCAACGTAGAAGAGGCAGACTAATGAATCACCCAGCAGAGATAGCCGTATACGATTTACTTCAGAAGGCTACTGCGGGTGAAGCAAGCATGTCAGAGGAGGTGATCAAACAGATTGCCTCCGATGTCGAAGCAGCGATGCACAAGCAGTTCAACTCAGGCCCACGTGATGAGTTCAAGCTACGTATGTCTAACCTAGGTAAGCCTACGTGTCAGCTATGGTTTGAGAAGAATGAACCTGAAGGTAAGACAGACTTCCCACCACACTTCATGATGAACATGTTGATTGGTGACATTGTGGAGGCTGTGTTCAAGGGACTACTACGTGCAGCACATGTAGACTTTGATGACAATGACAAGGTTACACTTAGCCTAGCAGATGGTACTGAGATCAACGGTGAGTACGACATGGTAATGGATGGCAAGGTAGATGACGTTAAGTCTGCATCACCTTGGTCATACAAGAACAAATTCGCTAGCGTAGAAGAGCTGCAAAAGAATGACAGCTTCGGCTACGTAGCTCAGCTTGTAGGTTACGCAGAGGCTGCTGGCAAAGAAGTCGGTGGCTGGTGGGTAGTCAACAAGGGTACAGGTGAGTTTAAATACGTTGATGCAAGCGCTGTAGACAGGTCTGCAGTACTGGAAGACATCCAAGCTACAGTTACCTACATCGAAAGTGATAAGCCCTTCAAGCGCTGCTTTGAGGCTATCCCTGAGACACACTACCGTAAGCCTACAGGTAACTTCAAGCTAGACCCTAAGACGTGTGGCTTCTGTGCGTTCAAACATAAGTGCTGGCCATCTATGCAGACCCTACCTGCAGTGAAGTCTACTGCTAAGGAACCTCCTATGGTAGACTACGTGTTGTTGAATGCAGAGTACTAGAAGACGACACAACAAGAGAGCGTATCGCAGTGGCCTAGAAGATCAGGTTGCTGCATACCTCAAGGCCAACCAGAAAGAGCTAAGGTACGAAAAACTAAAGATAGAATGGGAAGACCTACGCTACCGTGTGTACACGCCTGACTTCCAGTTAGACAACGGTATCATCATTGAGACTAAGGGCAAGTTCGACAGTGAAGATAGACGCAAGCATGTTGAAGTAAAGAAACAACATCCTGAGTTAGACATTCGGTTTGTCTTTAGTAATGCTAACGCTAAGTTATACAAGGGTGCTAAGTCTAGGTACTGCGATTGGTGTGACAAGAATGGATTCCAGTGGGCGCACCGTGTGATACCTGAGGATTGGCTAAAAGAAAAAGGTATACTTATCCGTACAGAACGGGTAAAGCTTAAACAAAAAAGGAAAAGCTAATGTCTTATACATTAAAGAAAGACGAGGTAGCAATCATCATGCGTCCCTTGGACTATGACATGGAGGGTAACTGGAGTGGCGATGCACATACATCTATGATCATTCCAGAGAAGAAAGATGTACCTGAGTTTGTACTTGCACATCTGATCCACATTGCAACTATGATGTCTGCCTTCCTTGACTTAGCATCAGAGGATGAAGAGCTAATGGATGCAGTAGAGGAACGCCGTAATGAACTCATGGGCTACGCTGAAGAAGAGATGGAATACGAAGAAGAGATGTATACACAGGAAGGTAATGTATATACGTTGAACAAATGGACTAAGACAGAGGGCAACGCATGAAGATGGAACCTACACTTACTACCGATCCTGTAAACAAACCCCAGCACTACAATGCAGGTGGTATCGAAGCTATTGAAGCTATTCTTGCTGCTACCAATGAACAAAGTGAAGGGTATCTACAAGGTAACATCATGAAGTACGTCTGGCGTTACCGTTACAAGAATGGCTTAGAAGACCTAGAGAAAGCACAGTGGTATCTATCTAAGCTTATTGATGTATACAAAGAGAAGCACAAATGAAAAAGTTTTACGTATCCTTTCACATTACGGTAGACGATGACAGCACTACGTTGTCCTTGTCCTCTGATGCACACGAGGAGGACGTATATGAAGTAGTACATCAAACGTTGTATGACGTTGATGACTTTAATATAGAGAACCTAACAGTAAGAGAGAAGACATGATAAACGAAACAGACCTAGAAGCTTGGGACTACTACGATTCAGGACAACTGAATGATTATCAACGTGCTGCAGCCAGTACTGCCATCTATAAGCAGGAACATGCAGTGATCTACCCAGCGCTAGGCTTAGCTGCAGAGGCAGGTGAGGTAGCCAATAAGGTTAAGAAGATTCTACGTGACGGTACGTTTGACCGCCAGGCTATTGCAGATGAAGTAGGGGATTGTTTATGGTATATCGCTGCACTGTGCCGTGACCTAAACGTAGACTTAAAAGACTTAGCGGATGCTAATCTAAAGAAACTAAAAGACCGCCAGCAGAGAGGCAAACTATCAGGAAGTGGAGACAACCGATGAGCAACTTACTACCAACAGACTACCAGTCATTCATTCACAAGTCACGCTACGCTAAGTACTTCGATGGTAAAGGACGTGAGAACTGGGATGAGACAGTAGAGCGTTACATGGATAACGTTGTGCGTCCCGTTGCAGGTGACGACAGCTACATCAATCAAATTCGTGACGCTATCCTTGGCCTAGAGATCATGCCATCCATGCGAGCTATGATGACTGCTGGCCCAGCGCTTGAACGTGACAACACAGCAGGGTATAACTGTTCATATCTTCCAGTAGATGATCCTAAAAGCTTCGACGAAGCGATGTATATCCTCTTGTGCGGTACGGGTGTTGGCTTCAGTGTGGAACGGCAGTACATCACTAAGTTGCCAGAAGTACCACATCTGTTCGAGAGTGATACCACAGTCGTCGTGAAGGACAGTAAGGAAGGTTGGGCGAAAGCTTTCCGTCAAGTGCTAGCACTCCTATGGGCTGGTGAGATTCCTAAGTGGGATGTTAGCAGAGTACGTCCTGCAGGTGCAAGACTAAAAACGTTTGGTGGACGTGCATCAGGCCCAGCGCCCTTGGTAGAACTGTTCAACTTTGCTGTAGCCACATTCAAGAATGCACAAGGACGTAAGCTATCCTCTATTGAGTGCCATGACTTGATGTGTTTCATTGGGCAGATCGTAGTAGTTGGTGGTGTTCGCCGTTCAGCTATGATTAGTTTGTCTAACCTGAGTGATGACCGTATGCGTCACGCTAAGTCAGGTCAGTGGTGGGAAACAGCAGCGCATCGTGCACTAGCTAACAACTCTGTATCCTACACAGAGAAGCCTGACGTAGAGACATTCATGCGTGAGTGGACTGCACTAGTAGAGTCTAAGTCTGGTGAGCGTGGAGTGTTTAACCGTGAAGCATCTAAGAAGCAAGCAGCTAAGTTTGGGCGGCGTGATCCTAACCATGAGTTCGGGACGAACCCCTGCAGTGAGATAATTTTGCGCCCTTATGAATTTTGCAACTTAACGGAGTGTGTTGTTCGTGCTACAGACACTATTGAAGATCTGGAACGGAAAGTTAGATTGGCTACAATACTTGGGACTATTCAGTCTACATACACCAAGTTCCCATACCTGCGAAAGATCTGGCAAAAGAACACAGAAGAAGAACGACTCTTAGGTGTGTCGCTAACAGGCATCATGGACAACCCACTAATGACTGAACAGAACGCAGGACTGGAGAAGACTCTTGAGCATCTACGAGATATTGCTGTCGCCACTAACGCTGAGTGGGCTGATCGTCTTGGTATCCCTCACAGCGCTTCTATTACCTGTGTCAAGCCTTCGGGTACTGTCTCGCAACTGGTGGACTCCGCTAGTGGTATACACGCTCGTCATAGCCCCTTTTATATCCGCACTGTACGTGGTGATAACAAAGACCCACTAACACAGTTTATGAAGGATCAGGGTATTCCATCAGAGCCTTGTGTGTTTAAACCTGACACCACAACAGTGTTCAGCTTCCCTCAGAAGTCACCTGACAATGCGGTAACACGTAATGACATGCCAGCCATCGAACAACTTAATACATGGCTAACGTATCAACGTGCATGGTGTGAGCATAAGCCTAGTGTGACTATCTCAGTTCGTGAGCATGAATGGCTGGAAGTGGGTGCCTTCGTGTACAAACACTTTGACGAGATGTCAGGTGTGTCATTCTTGCCACACTCAGATCATACATATCAGCAAGCACCCTACCAGGATTGCAGTGAAGAGCAGTATCAAGAACTACTAGATAAAATGCCTTCACGTATTGACTGGAGTAAGCTTTCAGAGTATGAACAGGAAGATAATACAGCAGCCATGCAAACATTAGCTTGCTCTGGTGATAGCTGTGAGATAGTGGACATCACATAATGTACGTAGTAATAACACGTGACCAATGTAACTTCTGCGATCAGGCAAAGGCTCTCTTAAAGGGAGCCAACCTGCCCTACGTAGAGTATAATGTTCAGTCAGGTAGCAGCAAGTGGTTGCTCTATCTGTTGAAGCGTTCCAGTATAACAACCGTACCACAAATCTTCAATGAAAAGGGGACGCACATTGGAGGGTACACAGAACTAAAGGAGTGGCTAACATGATTGAAGCTATCGCAAGTATCGTATTTACACTGGCTGTTATTAACGCAGCAGTAGACCTAGGAACAAAAGGTTACAACTACGTTGAACCTAAAGTCTTGCAGGGTGTAGAGTACATCGAAGAGAAGCTAGACTAATGTGGGTACTGGTAGTCGTGTTGGTAACAGGTAATGCTATGTTCTCTTACACAGAAGGGTTACCTTACAGTGACCTAGATCAGTGTCAGATGGACGCACAGGCATCCTATTATAGCCTCATGGCTACCAGACCAGCAGAAGATGCGCATGTAGTAGCATACTGCGCAGAGATACCGAAAGGGGTATAATGAGTACAGCAGTTCGTAAGCCTTTTGAGAAGAGCCTATATGATAGGTTCGATAACCCTGCTAAAGAAAAGCTAATACAGATATTAGAAAGCAGGGGCCACACTACTACTCAGGTAAAAGAAAACTATTATGCTGACGTAATATCGGAACGTAAGGGTATCACATACTACAGTGAAGCAGAGGTCAAACGTGGCTGGAAAGAAGAATGGCCTGACACTTGGTTAGAGATACGTATACCTGAACGTAAGAGTAGACTCATAAAGAAATACGAAGGTAATGTAAACTTCTATGTGTTCAATCATGATCTATCACAGTGCTGGTTTATTAAAGGACAGCAGATGGTAGACGAATGTATTCGTGAAGCATCAGGTAAGTACATCATGCGAGGCGAGAAGTTCTTTCATATCCCTTACACAGAAGCAGAGCTTATCGTATGCAGTTAGACTTATTTAAACTGCATAAATCGTACAAAGACAATATAGAAGATTTATACGAGTGTCGTACATGTAAAGAGCTATTGCCTATTACATCTTATCAAGTAAGGTCTGATAGGTCTAATTATAGAGCTAAGGATTGCTTCAAATGTACTGCTAAGGAAGCTAAGATAAAGGAAGACATACGTAAGTCTGCCCCGCCCAGACCAGATAAGTGCGACTGCTGTGGAAAACTCATGTCACACGATCAGTTTTACTTAGATCATTGCCATGACACTAAGCAATTCAGAGGGTGGCTATGTAATACATGTAATTCAGGTATAGGTATACTAGGCGATACAATAGAACATCTTGAACAGGCACTGAGGTATTTGAGAAAAGCATATGACAAATAATGTAGAAGACTTCCCGAAGAAACCCACACGTTCTCGCCGCAAGACTAGCTACAAAGGCGCAGCTAATAAACAGACATCAGGCTTTACCCCTCGTACAGATAAGCAGAAAGCTTTATGGGATGCCATGAATGATTCTAGCCAAGTGTTTGTACTTGGCCCTGCTGGTACTGGTAAGACATATGTTACAGCTACCTATGCTGCAGATCAGTACACACTAAAGAAGATTGACAAGATCGTTATCACACGTCCTCACGTAGCTGTAGGTAAGGACATTGGGTTCCTACCAGGTAGCCTCGAAGAGAAGACTTACCCGTGGGCATTGCCTGTGCTAGACGTACTGCAGCGACACTTGGGTAAGGGTGCTGTAGAGACAGGCATAAAGAACGGTAACATCGAAATGGCACCTCTAGCATTGATGCGTGGGCGTAGCTTTGACAATGCATTCATCATCGTAGACGAAACACAAAACATTACTACGCATGAGCTTAAGATGTTGTTGACTCGTGTGGGTGAAGGTAGTACTATTGTGCTTAATGGTGACATACAACAGTCAGACCTAAAGGAAGGTGATGGTCTGTCTAAAGTTATTCACCTAGCAAAGAAACACATGATACCTGTACCTGTTGTGGAGTTTGGTGTAGAGGACATCGTACGTTCTGACATCTGTGCACAATGGGTGAAGGTGTTCATGAAGGAAGGGTTATGAGTTTAGAGCAAGAAGCACAGGCTCATGTGTACAATAAAAAGAAGCAGTTCCTAGAAGCACTCAAGGAATATGCAGCTTATCTAGAGAAGTACTACGATGATAATCTATATGGTAGTCATGAACTAGACCAAGCCAAGACAATGCTTCAAAGCAGTACACTATGGGCAGCAGAAGCAGCAGACATACACGGGATAAAGTAAAGGGGCCGCATTAAGCGGCCCTCTCTCTGTCTTCTTTTGTTTTCAGTCTATGACAGTTTGCACAAAGTGTTTGCAGGTTATCTAAGCTATTATTGGTATGGTTTCCGTCTATATGATCCACATCTAGTTGACAACTGTCTTCTGGTATAAAACCACACCTACAGCATACCTCTTCTTTATGTATTCTGTATGGTGTTTTTCTTTTTAATTCTTTACATTTCCTACAACAGAAAACAGCGTCTATTCTATTTGGTTTAAAGACAGCGTTACAGTACAGACACTCACGTTCACTGTGGTCTACTTTAGTGTACGCCATTCGGCCCCTCTCTTTTTATTCTGCTAGTTCCTGTTCCATCTTTCTGTAAGTCTTACCCCAGTCCATGTATGTCTTATATAGGACAGTCTTCTTGACCTGTTTTTCTTTATCGTCTAGATCAGGGTCTTTCTCAACATACTCTAGCGCATCTTCAAACGACATGTCTCCATAGCCTACTTGATCAGCTACATCATTCCAAGCTAGATCAGCAAGACTAGTTGCTGCTGGCCCCATAGCCTTATACTCACCTACAATGTAAGCCTCGTAGTCGCCCTTATACTGATCCATCTCAGAGAACCTTTCTAGTTCTTCTTTAGCATCAGCACGAGCTACTCTGATTTGTGTTTTCAGATATGTTTCTAACAATGAACGTTTAGCATCATAGCTTTCACGTGATTGATATGCCTCTCCTTTGATGAACAACTCTGCCTTACGAGCAAGATTACCCTGTAGCTTCTGCTGAGTGAACAACTCTAGTGCTACATTCTTCTCACGATAAGGAGAGTATAACTTGAATGGGTCAATCTGTAGGCGTGTCATCTCACTCTGTAGTTTGTTCTTAGGTGGACGTGCAATGAAACCTGTAAGCTGTTTCTCAATAGGGTTGTACAGACGTACAGGCCCATCCCCAAACACATCAAACTTGATAGCGTCATAGCCTTCGTCAACTATGCCTTTCATTTCTGCATACTTTGTCTGGTACTGCAAACGTGTAGCTGAACTTAGGAATCCTAAGAAAGACTCGTCTACACCAGGAAAGTCTGCAAGCTGTCGTGTGATACGTTGATGTAGAGCTACTGGAACATTGATACCATACAAGTCGTACATACTCATAGTAGGATCACGTGTCTCAGCAATGTAAGAACTACGTGGATCAAACTGACCATAGAAGTCTTTCACTACAGCAGCAGGATATGTAAACGCAGACATGTAGTCGCCTACTAGTTTAAGAGCTTGCTCAGGGTTACCTGTCTCAAAACCCATAGCTACAGTTTCAAAAGCACCAATCCCAGGGCGATACTCTGTACCACTAAAGATTTTACGGTATCCTCCTGCAATCTCAGATACACTCTTTGTGGGCAAGCCCTCCATATAACGAGCTACCCAATCCGCAGTATAAGCAAAAGGAGCAGCAGGGCCAAGAGCAGCTTCACCATTACGGATATTGCCATCATTGTCACGTACCTCATACCACTCTGTGTCATCATATACTTTATTACTGTATATACCGTAGTATGCACCTAGACTTAGCTGTGCTCCTGTAAGAGCTTTACCCATGTCCTCTGCTTTCAACCCATGACGTATCGCTGTTAGTCCTGTGTAGTCAGATGCAAACTTAGCTTGCGATGCTAGGTAACGAGGGAAAGGTATAGCAGTAGTGACAAAATACTTGTGTGCAAAGTTGATGACTTCCTCTGTAGCCTTACTTATACCGCTTGCATCCTTACCACCAAACTTACGTTGGAAGGTAAACGCTTGTGCTTCTTTTAATGCTTTATCTAGGATGTCATCAGGTAGTTGATCTACTGTGCCTTTCTTAAACATATGCATAACATCAAAACCTAAAAAGTCTGAGCCTTTAAGGGTTGATAT